TGAGGGCTCAGAGTCTACTTTTGCTCCAGTTGCAACATAGTTTTTCTTGTGTTGGTCGTCATGTGGGTATCTTTCCTCTGCAGCAAGACTTGATGGGATTGCCAATGTTTCTATTGTTTTTTCTTTTCTAATTCCCAAAACATAGACAGTATGTCCAGATGCTTCAAGTCTTTGTGCTATTGTGTCTGCCTGAATTTCATCCTTACAATACTTCCAGATTGTGAGGTTTTCTCCAAGTGGGGAATAACTGTCATAGATACATACGTTAAATCCAGTATCTGGAGTGAGTTCATCCCTCTCCTGCTCTGCAGCCTCAAAAAATCCTAAAGGCAACCTATGATCCTCTCAGTGTGTATAGGACATTTTGGCTGTAATGCAGTAGTATCTCCCATATCCAGTTTATAATAATAATCACTCATGTCGTGACTATACTTTTTAATTTCTTTAAAATGTGTAATGACTTCTCGTCCATAATCAGTTGAGGCGTTTACTTTGTATGTGCGGTCATGGAAAAAATCTGCCCACTTAGCCTGATTGGGTGTTTTGATTTGTAATTCGGACATTGTATCATCGTCATTTATAATATCAAATTGAATTGCCCTGTATCCATCAAGGGGTTTTTTGTTGTAATCATCTACATTATCTACAATAAGATTTGTATTAACCCAGTTGTTCATAGATTCTGAATCTTGAATAGTATTTACAATTACTCTAAACCCTGATACATCTTTCATATCCTCCAAACTTTTGTATTTGCCTTGCTTTCTTGCCATTTTGTCGAGCATAGAAAATCTTGATTTTATTCTCCCACTCACTTTAGAATTTGGAATATGTAATGTGTTTAATTTATTTATCATTTCATCATATTTGAGTTCATGTTGTGAACGTATCTGATCTGCCTGCCATGCCCATTCAATTAATTGCTCCTCATTCATGTCAGGATAACTCTCTAATACTCTGTAAGCGGTTGCAGCATGATGTGCATTTGGTTTATCAGTGAGGTGTATTGGTTCTGCACCTTTATTATCCTCGTTTAGTTCATAATATTCTCTAAATTCCTCAAACTTTTTTTCATACTTGTCTCGTCTTTTTTCACGTTCAATGGCTGCAGGAGAAGCATTACCTGAGCCTTTAACCCATTCTCCGCCTTTTGCTGATCCTGCAGGAACTCTTGCTCTATCTTGTTCGTCAAATAATGCCTCTTGTATGGTTCCTTTCATAACAGTTCTAATGCCGATAATATTACCGTCCTCGTCAGAGTCATAGACTGTAGTTAGTCCTCCCTCTTGTGGGATTTCTACTTGCCTTACTTGCTCCTCATTCTCTATTTCTTCACTCAATGTCATGTAACCTCTTGTATGCTTTTATTGATGTGGTTAGACTTTTAGGTATTTTTCTAGAGCCCTTTTTGCCCTCCTGTTTTGTCATTCCCATTACGTGCATTTGTAGTTCTGAGTGCAATTCGTTATAGTAAGTTTCCGTAAAGAACTTCATATTTTTCTGTACTGTCTGATAGGTTTTCTCTGCCTTTTCTCCCCATGAGGCATTAGGTACTGCAAACGCCTTGGCTTTCTCCCATCTGGCTACTTTCTTGTTATAGTATTTTATTTTGCTAGCATGATATTTTGAGTATTTTGATGAGGAGGGGAACCCCTTAACATCTTCCATAAACTGTTTGATTTTCTCTGGGTTCTTGTCTTTAATGGCGTGCCATCTGGAATGAGCGATCTCGTGAACGAATGTGCCTCTGATTTCCTGTGTATCACTATGTCTAGTAGTTCCCAGCCAGACTTTGTTAGTTGCTGGCTCAAAGTATCCCATAGTTATACCCCCACCTGTATAGTCCTCCATGTCTACAGGGGCTATCTCAAATTCCTTTATACTGTCTCTCTCCTCGTCTGGCAATTCGTTCCACATAGTCTTTAGTGTCTCTACTTGCCTCCTGTGCACCTCTCTTGCGTATGGAGGATCATTGGCTTTGGGTTCATAAACTCTAATGTTAGTAGTCTGATTATTTCTAAATCCTCTTGGGTCATGAGGGTGAGTGTTTTTTCCACGTGGTAGAATAGGTGCTCCCTCGATGGGGCTCATGTCTTTCATTCGCTGCTCTACTTTCTCAATTTGTGCACGCATTTCTTTATTCTGCCATCTCTTACCTCTGTCCTCGTCAGAGACTTTCTCAAAAGGGGCATACTCTTGACTCTCTGGCTGTATTCGTTTTACTAGTTGATCTCTCTCCTGCTCTAGTGACGCCATGGCTGTCGCTGCTGCTCTATCGAATATCTCCTCCTCTGAGGTATCGGAGTCATTATTACCGTCTGATCCTGCTTTAGAGCCGAATCTGCCGTCTGACGCTCTTGGGTGTTTGCTCTCATCGAATACTTGAGACTCTTGAACTCTTGAGATCCATATTTCCTGCACAGGACAGTATGTATCACAAGGTACCATTTCTGCCAGATACGGTTCGTGTATTGGTTCCTTTCCATATGAATATGCTCCATCATGTGGGAATGGTTCTCCTGCTCCGTTAAGATCTTCTAATTCATCATTTGGAAACTTTGTTGAATTTGTGTTGTTGTAGTTTAGATCAATTTTCTCTGGAATGTCCAATGATAGTATAGGTAGAAAATCATTATCCACATTATTGCTAGTCCCTATTTCTTGAGTTTTCTTACATGGGCAAGTCATTAGTTAGTCTCCAGTATTATCTTAATGCCTGCAGAATCATCTGAGGTTTGAGTTACCAATTTTACTGCTCAGTCTGTCCGAGAAGTGCGTTGATGTCAGATATTTTTAGATTATTGAACTTTGGTAGTTTCTTATCTTTAATGGAACCTGAGCCATGTTTTTTTTCTTTTGCTAATTTTTTTGGAAGTGACTTGTCTACCTTTGGTCGATTCTTCATGTGCTGTTCTGTCCAGTTTAATCTAGGATCTGAGGGTTGTGAGTCAAATGAGTTTGTATCTCCAAGTGTTGCGTCCATGGATTTGATGGGTTCGTCTCTGTTACTTGAGGCAAAGTTTGGATCCTCTTGAGGTCTCATAGATTGGTCTGGCTCATACGTACTCCATGATGGATCTGGAGTCTGCTGAGGTTGTTGTGCAGCCATTGGATTGTATTGCTGCTCCATTTGTTCTGTCATTTCTTTTCTAAGGTTGAGTCCTGCGTCCTCCAATAGTTGTCTCATTTCTACTGGATCTTGCACTGCACCTGTGGATATTGCAAGTTCTACTAATTTTATTTGCTGTTCAGTGTCAATCTCTGTTTTTACTTCTGATCCAAAGTTAATCTCTGGATTTGCTTCTTCCCATGGAATAGCAACTATTCCGCCTCCATATCCTGCAGGCATTCCGTACATATCTACTGTATTATCAACTGTTCCTCCTGTTGATTCGTACCATGGTTGAAATAGATTGTTTTGAAGTTGTTTGGTCATAGCAAGTGGGAATGAGGCTAGACCTATTTCTGTCTGCATTGAACTTTCCTGTGCATTGGCATATTGATGAGATTCCTCTCCACCTTGCTTTCCAGTGAAAGTTTGCAAGCCTTTGAGTATTTCTCCTTGTACCATGTTTGTAAACATTGTAGGATCAAATGCTCTTGCAGCAGTTCCTAATTCTTGTACCTCAACTTTGTTACCAACTACAATGTCCTCTCCAGTGTCAAGATTAGCCAAGTCAGAGGATAGTTGAGTTCGTTCTGATTGTGAGGCATTTTGTGCAACATAGACATTATGGGGAGTGTATCTCCTTTCAGTCAAATGCATCGTCATGGCAGTAGAGTATTTTCTATCCATGAGGGAGGGTAGTTTCTTACTTATTGTTCCAGTTGGTGTTACATCCTCAAAGTCTCTAGTGGAAGTAAGAGAAGTCATTACTCCAGTTCCAAACATTGATGAGTTTATTGGATTCCACATAAAGTGCATTACATCTGCAACATTGTGGTACCCTTGATATTCTGATCCTCTAAATTCGAACTTGTATGGCATTCTTTGTCTGTCCCACCAAATTCTTACTGCAGACGAAATTGGAATACACATCAAGTCGTCCTTGTTTCTAATGTTGTTAATTCCTAATCTTGCTTTCCAAAATGAGTTTCCATATGTGATTACCTCTTTTACTAAAATTGTATCTATCCAGTCAAAGTCAATATCTTTAGAGAACTGGGACATTTTTTCTTGTACTGCCTCAATTTCTGATTTCCAATAGTGTGCCCCTCCAGTTATTTTTGATGTTAAATCATTAACTGCAAGGGAAACATCCTCGTCTCTTTCTGCATAGTATGATTGAATTGAGAATGGTACTGTAGGAGTATCAAAAGTCCTTGAGGTATATCCCTCTCTGGAATATTGCCCTACAGTGGATAATTCTGCTCCAAATACTGGCTGGGAAAATCCTTGTTCATGAGATAAAGAGGCTGCGTATTGGACTGCGTTCACATTCATGTGCTGATTTTGTAAGCGTCCAGTAGTGACTTGATTTCCGCCTGAGATTAATTCTCCTAATCCTCTACGCAGTCTTTGACCGAATCCCATGTTTGATTATAAAAGTTAGATCATAAAAGAGTTAATCATATTGCTGTATCATGCTTTGTGTGGGAGATTCTTTGAGATATTTTCCTCCAGTACCTCTCTTAGGTCTGTCCTTGTAAAACTCGGGATGTATAATATTTGCACATTCAAAACATAACTGCCATTCTAACCAATTATGGGCGTAGGGGTTCTTGGTAATTTTCTTACATCCAGTACCATGTCTAAACCCAATACAACGCAACGCTTACGGTATTAGACTTGTCTACTAATTCATTAATAAAGTAACTATTGATGGGTGTTGACTAAATGTACATATTTTCGTCCAGATCCTGTCTTTCCTAAATAATGGCATCTGGCACAGTGATTATTAATCCAACAATGTCTAAACTTTGATTTGCTGTACAGATTTGATTTGTTGCAAAGTTTACATCTCATACTCGTGATCTCCATCGTGATCTCTCTCTAAGAGGCATTGAAGATTTATCGAATAGAATATAGTTCTTACGTTTAACATTTCTGGGCAATTCTTTCTAAGTAACACTATTGCTCTATGTCAGAAATTGCTAAATAATCGCATACTTTGCGAAATTCGATTAGATAGTCAAGATTTGGATCCATGTAAGTAAAACTCATTCTCCAAAGATAAATCTTTCATGACTTCTGTTTGTTTCAAGCATTATCGTTTTTTCCTTACCCTGCTAATACTGAATGATCCTTCATCGTAATTATTATCTCCGACCATACAATATATCAAAGCCATCATGGAGTCTGGCGGATGATTGAACTCTTTGCGTACTCTTTGTCTGCCATCCTCAACTTCTCCCTCTTGTTGTTTTTCCAAGTCCTTTCTTGTTAATTTTACCCAGTCCTTGATTAGCCAATCAGTCTCCCAGTTGTTCTTGTATGGGATCATTAGTTTTGGAATTGTAATTGGTTCGTTCTCTCTAGTAAGTTCTCGCCATGGTTCTCTAATATGTGCGACATCTACCTTCCATCCGATAAAGTCCACAAACTGTTGAATGATTGTAGTTTTGTCCACTTGGAAGCGTCCCAATTCCTCTCCCTCGGGTTCTGAATCTGCTTGTATGTCCATGTGTGGTTTTGTCTCATCGGATATTGTCCTGCAGGAATAGAATGTGCTTTTACCAAGTCCTGAGAATGACACGTCTTGAGAATCTCTGCCACCGTCCTGAATTACTGGAACCATGTCCTGCCCATGTCCAATATCTCCAACTGCAATATCAACACCATATGCTGCAAAGGTTTCTGCTATGTGTCGTGCTTTATCATATGGATGATCTGTCTGGGCAATCTTTTCTATCCATGCAAGTTGGTATCGTTTTGATTTTCTCCAGTGTAGTAAAATGGCAAGAACTGTTGTCGGTGTAGTTGTAGAGGAACCAAAGTCTATCCCTCCCAATACTCTTAACTCATTACCGTGTATATTTTTTAGATCAACAACTTGTGCTGCAGATAATAGATTCATGTATTCATATGGTCTCATGCAGGCTCTGACCATTTCTGGAGTGATTGGTCTCCTCTCTGCTTTGTAAAATAATCCCTCGCAGTGTGATAGAAATATTGACTGGGGTTGATTCTTCTCCTGCCACTCTATACTAATATTTGAGGGGATTTGATATTTCATTACTGCATCGTTAATTGTTAGTGGGATTGATGGAAATATTCGCTGCGGTAAATGATACCCTCTTACCTCTGTTGCGTCTGGATTTTGTGGAACCCATTTGCCTGCAAGTATTTTCTTCAAGTCCTCTGAGGTGTTGTTAATCACACCATGTTCATCAAATGTAAGTTCTGTTCTCCATCCCTGATTCTCCCATACCCTGCCAGTTGATGGATCTGTATAGTCTGAATTGTTATCGTATATCCACTCCCTTTGATCACTGGATAGCCATCTGTTATCCCATTCTGATCCTGCCTCTCCTCCAATCCCTAGTGTCTCAAACTGTCCGTGGGTTTGAGTTAAGGAGTAAGTTGCATGAGATACAAACTGATAGTCATGATATTGTGTTTCATCAAAAACTAGATAATAGTTGGATTTTCCCTCGACGTTCTTGTATTCCCCCTCGTCAGTTACCATGTACACTACAGAACCATTTAACATCTCAATGGTATCCACTGCAGCACGTCCTCCATGTGGTAGAAATGCCCTCAAGTTGTCATTTGCAAGCATTGTTTCCCTCCTGAATCTTTGTCTACTAAATGCGGACTTGTGCGGTTCATTGTCTGCCACATATGTTACCTCTTTGCCTCCTTGTCTTGTTGCCTTGCTTGCTACTTTG